GTTGTCGAGCTCGGAAAGCGGAAAGCCCATTGACATCAGCCGCTCTGCGATCTCGGCTGCGGCCAATGGGCTGCTGTCATCTTCGCTGTCGCCTCCGAGCGTCAGCCGTTTTTTGGTGATACCTTGCTTTCTGCAATGAGCAGCGGCATGATCTGATCAAAAACAAACCAGATGTTGACGCTGTCAAAGCTGTCGAGCCAGTCGAGCTCGTCCGTGATCGTCGGGTCTGCCTGCTGCGCCATGATATAGAGGATATCATACATCCATTCAGTCTCGGCGCTCAGGACAGCCGCCGCCTTTTCCTCTTTGGACGCCTCCGGCGTCAACTTTGCGCGCAGGGCGAGGATCGCCCGCAGATCGGTGGAAAACTCGCGCCCGAACTGCCGCTTGTACCGCAGCTCTGTGCCGAAGGTCTTGCGCACAAGGACTTTCTGCCCGGCGATGTCGATCGTCTTATCCATGCTGCCGCCCCCGTCAGGATCCCGTCACGGTGACATTGCAGGTGTCCGTGTAGGTCGTGCCGCCGACCGTGATGCTTGCCGTGATCACGGATGTGCCGGCTGCCACGCCGGAGACCACGCCGTCCGCGCTGACGGTCGCCTTTGCGGTCGTGCCGGAGCTCCATGTGACGGTCGCGCCTGCCGGATAGATGCTGTCAACCGTCAGAGCGATCGTGCTGCCGACAGCGACGGATGCCGTGCTCTCCGCGATGCTGATATGCGGCGTTGCCGCGCTCGGCTCCGGAATCGCCGTGATCTTGGTCTTGGCGGGGATCTCCTTCTTTACGCACATACAGTCCATGCGCGGCCTGTGTGCCATGCTGTGCTGCGGGAACTGCGGATTGAGGCCGTTGCCCTCAGATGTCGCGCCGCTCTGTGCGCTGCGCTGCAAGATGTGCGTGTTATAAAAGATTGTCGTTTTGCCGACGCCGTCCGTGGTGTCCTCGATGATGACCAGCGCAAAGCCCGGATACTCCTTGCCGTCCGCGTATTCCTCGACGCTGCCGTCCGCGTTGACGGTGCGGCCGTACCAGTCCGCCTCGACATCGTCGGTCACGCCGACAGTCGTCACGGTGTCGTTGTATCCCTGATTATCCTCTGCGGCGTAGACCTCGCGGCCGTCCGCCCAGATGCCGGTTGCCGTGCCGGCAGGCTGCGCGTCGTAGCTTCGGCCGCCCGCACGGTGATGCGGCAGCCACTTGACAGCGCCGTATGTCGGCTTGCCGTCATCATCGACCGCCGTGATCGGCGCATAGCCGAGATCGGTGATCGTGCGCACGATGCGCGCTTTCTCTGCTGTAGGCATTTCAATTCCTCCTTATTCCAGTTGGAAATAATAAATCGTCGTGTGGATGCCCTGCTTTTCGTCGAAGTCAAGCTCCGGATCGCCGTAGGCAAGGCCGTTGTCTGTCAGCATCTGCTCGATCAGCGCCTCCGCTTCGGGATCCCGCGCCTGTGAGACGAGCCGCAGCACGATCCAGTCCTCGGAGTAGATGCAGCGGCCGTCTGCGTAGATGCAGTTTTTTTCGGTCGCCGCGTATGCGATGTAGGGTGCCGCCTGTGCGCCTTTATAGTATCCATATACGGCTTCGATGCCGATCGTCCCGATCAGCGCGCCGAACTCTTCGAGCGTCATCCTTTCACCGCCTTCTCGATCGCGGCCTCTGCCGCCTGCTGCGCCCATGCCTCGACGGGTGCGATGTGCGGCTGCGCCTTGACCCAGCCTTTCTTGCTGCGCGTCCGGTGACCTTTTTCGAGCAGATGTGTCAGGTTTGCATTTCTGCCGCTCTGATGCACTTTGACCGTGATCTCGCCGTACTGCTCGGTCTTGGTGACCTTCCATCCGCGGGCATATTTGCCGGTGCGTTTCGGGGATGCGGCGGCGAGCTTCTTGCGTGCTTCTTCGGCGGTATTGGTCAGCGCCTGCTCGACGGCTTTCGCGACCTCTCCGCTGTACTGCTGCATCGCCTTTGTGATCTCGATTGAAATTTCAGGCACGGATCTCACCGATCCTTTCGCCGAGATAAATCTCGATATAATCGCCGCTGCCGTGGGTGCGGTACACCTCATAGCGTTTTCCTGCGACCTCCGCGACGGATTCGCCGCGGAAGTCTGCGAAGAAAACGGAGAGGTGATAAGCCGGCGAGAGGGATTTCTGCGAGGCCGTGTCCCATTCCGCGGCATGGATATCAAGCACCTTTGCGTAGACGGTGCGCCGCGTCTCGGTCATGGTCTGCTGCCGGATGCTGTCGAGCCCCGGCGTCTGTGCGATCAGGTAAAGCGTCAGGATTCGCTTCATGTTCCCGCCTCCTCGTAGTCGCCGTAGGCGGAGGACATTGCGAGCTTTGCTTTATAGTCATCATAGCATTTTTTGAGCCGGTCGGCCTCGTCCGGATCATCCGACCACATCGCGCCGCAGTAGCACTTGATCGCGCCCTTGACGAGCGCGTCAGGCGCGGCGACTGCGGCCGCGCTGATGTTGGCCGTTTTCGAGAGGTCGAGCTTTGCTTCCTCGATCAGATCACTGATCTGGCCGGTGATGCCCGCGTCGTCTGTGCAGACGCGGAGCGCGACCTTGACATCATCGAGCAGTGCCATGTGCTCGGCCTCCTTTCATGTGGTTTATGCGGATGTGACAGTGACGGTGCAGGTGTCGGTGTAGGTCGTGCCGCCGACGGTGACGCTTGCCGTGATTACGGTCGATCCGGCTGCGACGCCGGTGACGGTGCCGGTCGCGTCAACTGTACCCTTTGCGGCCGTGCCGGATGTCCATGTGATCGTTGTACCCGCCGGATTCAGAGCGAGCACCGGGATCTGCACCTTTTCTCCGGCCTTGACGGTTGCGGTGGAAGCAATAGCGACCACCGGGTCACCGGTAAAGGACGCTTTGACAAAGGCCAGCGGATTTTCAAGGCCTGCGTCAAAGAGGCTGTAGCCGCCGATCGTGGTCACGAAGGTCGTTGCGGAAGTGTCACGCGCGATGAACAGCGCCTCGAAGTCGTTCGCGAGGATCGAGCGCGGCACACCGACATAGACAGTGTTGTCCGGGATGTTCTCGTCCGTCTTGACGATGCCGCCGTAGATACGGCCGGCGACGAGCGGATCATCCTCAGTCGTGGAGTTGATGAACAGCGGGCGGCCGGTGCCGTCCTTGATGCCTGCAAGGCCGTTGTAGATGGTCGCGGTGTTTGCATACCACACCTTTGTGCCGACCTCCTTGATCTTCGCGAGGATTTCGCGAACGGCAGCGTCGGTGTAGGTTCGGGCGATCTTGTTTCCGGCGTCGATGCCGTATGTGGTGTTGTCGAGCTGCGCGATCACGCGGCCTTCCTTCGCGACTGCGATGCGGGCGCTGATGTGCTGGACGAGCCAGTCTTCAAAGGCATCGACGGACTGCCACTGCATCTGGCGGGTGATGTTGATGTGCTTCTTGATCTCCACACCGGTGATCGGCAGGAGATCAAACTCGTCCTGCTCGTCATCATTCGCAACGCCCTCCGCGGTCACGGCAGCGTCGCCCTGCGTAATTGCCTTGTGGCGCGGAACTCCGAAGCCCTGCGTCATGCCGGACTTGCTCGCATCGTCGTACATCGGGCTCATGCTCTGGACGAGCTCGACGATGCGGTTCAGCGTGACGGTCGGAACGACCGACGCAGTGTTCTGCGTCGTAAAAGTAAACGCTGCGCGCTCTTCTGCGGTCAGATCACCGAGCAGGCGCTGTTCGGTGCCGTCCTGCTGCTTGAAAACAGCCATATTTTTCAGCCATGCGCGGCGGTACTCCTCGGAGTCTGCGCCCTTGCCGGCCTTCTTTTCGATGACGGGTGCGGCAGCGGTGCCAACTGCGCCGGATGCGACGCGGCTGCGGACAGCTGCGCGGGTCTCCTCGGCTGCGCGGAGTGCGTCGCGCTCTGCGACCAGTCCGTCAACCTCGTGGCTCAGGGTCTCAACCTCTTCGGCAGAGGCGTCCTCGATCAGCTTCGCGATCTCCGCGAGGCGCGCTTCGATCTGTTCGATAGTCATTTTACATACCTCCTGCAAGTTTGATTTTGAGTGCCAGCTTCCGCCGGCTTGCTTCCAGCGCGCTCAGTCTCTCCGCTTCTAACTCTGCGATCACTCCGTCGCACCAGCTCCGCGCGCTGATTGATGTGGATTCGTTCGCCGGCATGGACACCGCAGAAACGTCGTACAGCTTCCGGATGCCCTTGATGCGGCGCGTGACGATCGTCTTCCCGTCGATCATCTCGACGATCCGATCCTGATCACTGACTGTAAATGCAAAGCTCATTTTGTCGGTGTAGCCGCCCTTGACTTCTTCATAGAGCTGCCGCCCGATCTCCGTGCCGCCGAGTGCTGCGGCCACTTTCAGGCCGATCGTGTCCACCGACAGCGTGAGCGTGTTGTTCCTGTTCCGGGCAAATACGCGCCCCGCGTGGTCATACTGCATGATAACGTCCGACATATCGCACTTATCAAACGCGTGCGGGTCGATCATTTCTCTGATCTCATAACTCGGATCAGAATACAGCGTGTATGGCTGATTGAAGGTTGTCGCGTATCCCTCGACGGTGCAGGTGTCGGCATCATCCAGCGCGCGGAACTCCGCACAGCGCCGGAACTCGCGCTCATACTTGCTCATCGTCTGCCTCCTTGTCTGCCGGTCTTGTGTCGCCGGCGTTGTAGTACTCGCCGCGGACGGGCGCAGTCTGCCCGATGCCGTCCGGCAGCGGCGGGAGATTAAACAGCTCGCGGATCTCGTCCCGCATTATCATGCCGCGGTCGCCGAGCTCGCGCGCCATGTCGATGCGCTGTGACAGCGATGCGTACTGCAAGCGGTTTGCGGTCACGTCAATCCGGTTCCCG